CCGAAACGGCCAGAAAGATAGCCATTTTTGAAGCGAACCCCTCTAAATAATATGCCTATGTTTTTGACTGTTGAAGATTACCGCTCTGTCTGCGATACTTACGAATTTGAGCAGATAACGGAAGACCAGGCTACACGCATGGCCGCCGAAGCTGCCGCACTGGAGGAAATTTCCTCTTATCTGCGTGCACGCTACGACATGGACCGCGTGTTTGCCGCTTCAGGAACCTGCCGCAACCCGATGGTCGTGCAGTGTGCCGTTAATATTTCCCTGTGGCTGATGGTGCACCGACTGCCGCAGAATATGGGCCATGAACGCCGGGAATGCCTGTACAACGACTCCATTAAATGGCTGCGCGATGTACAGGCTTCCAAAGCTTCGCCCGACCTGCCTGTCTATGTCAGTGAGGAAGGGGAAACCGATACGCACAACCCGATACGCACAGGCTGCATGAAACCGAACCGATACGATTATTAAACCCCATTTAAACGCTGTTTAAACAATGTTCAGACTATCCGCAAAAATAGAGATTCAAAGCGACCGCACATGGTCCGTTGAATGCGTTACGGCTGTGGAAATTGTACGGGACACGGACAAACTGACGACCGAAGCAAAAATCACTTTGCCCAAAAAATTAAAGTGGGACGGTTCGGAAAAGATACCGGTCAAGCGTGGCGACAAAGTAACCATATCACTGGGCTACGATGATAACCTGCAAACGGCTTTTTCCGGGTTTGTCCGTGATGTGGGCTTCAAAACCCCGGTAGTCATAACCTGCGAGGATGATATGTTCAACCTTAAACAGATGCCGGCAAAGAAAATGGCTTACCGTTCTGTAACGCTTGAAAAACTGCTCAAGGACCAGGGCATTTCTTACAGGCTCAATGTCATGGGGGAACAGTCGCTCGGGGCTTACCGTGTAACGGCTGACACTGTGGCCGCCCTGCTCGGCAAACTTTCCCAGCAGGGCATACGCTCGTTTTTCCGCTATGAGGAAGGGGAACCGGTTCTGTACTGCGGTGTATTGTTTGAACGCGACAACAAGCCCTCACAGGTTTTCAAAACCGGGTTTAACATCATTTCCGACCAAAATTTGAAACAGCAGAAAGCTGAAAATATGCGCTTGCGCGTTAAAGCTGTCAGCCTCATGCCGGACAACAAGAAAATAAAGGTCGAAGCAGGGGACGCGGACGGAGAACAACGCACGCTGCACACATACAACAAGACGGAAAGCGAACTGAAAGCATGGGCACAGCAGGAAATAAAACGCCTCAAAAGGGACGGGCTTTCCGGCTCGTTTACCACGTTCGGGCATACGCTGGTCGACTGTCTGGATGCTGTCGGCATTATCATTGACGGCACAAAGATGGGCGTGTACCAGGTGAAAAAGAATGTAATTAAATATGGCGATACCGGCTACAGGCAGGAAATTACCCTCGGGCTGCGTATCGGCTAAATTCTAACGTAATGGACAATATCAAAGACGCGATAAGGAAATTGGCACAGCAGGACGGTGAAACCGTTGCCCTGGTCTGCACTGTGGACGCTGTGGATAAAAAAGCCCGTACCATTGACTGCACTCCGGTTAATGAAGGTGCGCCACTGCTTGGCGTGAACCTACAGGCGAACCAGGGCTCTGATTTCGGACTGGTCATTTATCCGGAAAAAGGGGCGTTTGTCGTGGTCGGTTTTATGGCTGACGGTGCCGCCGGGCTGATGCTGGCCACCGACAAAATAGAGTCGGCCGAAATGGTGATTGGGGAAACGGCCGCCGCTATCGACGCGGAAGGGGTAAGGGTAAAAACGGCCAAAATGTCCGCAGACATAAACAAAGAAGATATTATTTTCAATGGGGGCGAATTGGACGGACTGGTCATTATCCAGAAACTCACCGACAAACTGAATGAGTTGAAAGATACGGTTAACAGCCTTATAAATGCCTATAACAACCATACGCACATTACAACTGCTACGGTTGGAACCGGGCCGGCTGGCACCATAAGCCCGACAACAAGCAAAGCCCAAACGGCCAAGCCGTTTAAAAAGTCAGATTACGAAAATACAAAGATTAAGCAATGAATATTACAGGACTTCAAATCAACACGGAAACGGCGGACCTGCTCGTTCATCACCGCGCTGCCGTCGTCGCAGAGGCTTCCGGCTTCATTGCCGAAACGGTCCTCCGCGCCATGCCAGGCGATTTCAAGGAAATGCCACTGCTGGGGGCTGACGCTCCCGGAATGCTTGCCGCAAACCGCGACAAATTCTGGCCGGGAAATACGAAAAAGATGTTGCGCGCCGTCGGTCTCGATGTCGCAAATATAACTGTTGCCGATAACGGCGTAATTACAATTTCATAGCCATGGAAATAAAAGTAAAAGACCGCCAGTCGCTCATAGATATTGCCATTATCGCCCTTGGCTCTGCCGAGGGGGTGTTCTCCCTGGTAAAGCGTAACGGCTTATCACTGACCGACACCCTGACGGACGGCCAGGTGCTGGAGTATGAAGCCGATGACATAGTGGCCCCCACCATTCGCGAAACCTACAGGGTGCGCAAACTTGCACCGGCAACCGATATCGGCCGTTTGGAATTTAACTACCTCATGTCCGCCACGTCTCCGGGCAAAGTTACCGGTTCTGTCGTCGTCAGACCTCACCGTTCCGGACAAATGCTCATTGACCCGCTGGAGGATGCTCTGGCAGATATTATGGCAGGACGGCCACCGAAAGAAAACGCGCAGATTCACCTCACGCGTATTTTCCAAAATCCGTTTGATGATACTTTCGCATAATTTAAATTTTTATCTGAATGAAAAATATTACGCCTATCCAAGTGCCGCAGCTTAATACGGCCGAACTCGCGGCCCGTGCCGTTGCCATTCGCGACGCAGTGGCGGCCAAGACGGTGACAGCACAGCAGGTGGGGTCACTATTCTTTGAATTGGTGGAACACTGCGGTAATGTGCGCGATGCGCTCGCTTTGTTCATTGAAACGAATATCCCGGAAATTCAGCAGGATATCGACACCCGTTTGGCCGGGGTGGATGATGCCGTGGCAAAAGCCGCCGCGGAACTCCAGAAGTCGGAAGCTGCACGCGCCCTGGTGGAGTCGCTGGTGGCTTCGCTGTCCTCGCAGAACCTGGCCGCACCGATCCGTATTGATATTAAACAGTGCCCGGGCTCTGTCACGGTTACAAACACCATGCTGCCGAAAATCAAAGCGGAACTGTTCCCGCGCTTCGGGCTGGGTTCGATTTTCTTTTATGCCGACAATTCGGCGGCAAGGGTGACACCGGACGGGGAAATTGTTCCCATGGAAGAAGGAACGGCACGAATTTACGCGGTGGCTACCGGAAACACCGGCATTTACCGCACTTTGACCATTGAAGTGGTTCCGCCACGTCTCAGGCTTTGTGCCGCTGACGGTCTCCGCCTCGATGCTAACGGATATTTAAGATTTACATAATGGAACAGATCAGACATATTAACTACAAAAGCGACTTTATCCTGCGCGAACGCTTCCGCAATGGTGACGGCAGTTTTGTTGCTTTGCCTGACGTGGATTTCAAAATTGAATACCGCACCAAGCACGGGAACACTTTTACTGCTTCGCGAACAAAAGGAATATATAAGAACTGCACCCCGGACGGGGATGCACTGCTGGTTATTTTTAAAAACCACGGACTTTGTGAAGGTGATTTGACAAGGGAACTGCATCTCCAGCTCATTAACGACCTTATGCCGGACGGTTTACAAAATGTCTATTATCCGGAAAAAATCAGTGTGAACCTTTGGCACCTTGCCACCGATACAGACGGCGTGATAGAATGTGACGCGCTCGCAGCTTACACACGTGGTCTGCCGTTCACGTTTGAGGACTTCACCCCCGAACAGTTACTCAGTATCAAAGGGGACAAAGGGGATCCGTTTACATACGCAGATTTTACAGCGGCTCAAATTGAACTGCTTCAACGTCCGGCAAACGAAGCGGCAAGCCGTGCCAATACAGCCACCGACGCAGCCAATAAAGCCACAGAAAACGTATTAAAAAGTGCACAGGAACTGGAAACAGTATCAAGCAAGGCAGTGGCTGACTGCACCACGGCTACCGGTAAAGCAAACACAGCCACCGAAGCGGCCAAAGTGGCCACTCAGAACGCCCAAAACGCTGCCGTCAGTGCACAAACGGAGCAGGCTTTGACGGAACAAACACGCCAGAAAGTGGAAGAAGTGGCAAAGCGTGCGGAAATGGTGGCGCGTCCCATTCCCTCCGGCTTACGTGTAAAAGAACCGAAACCCGTAACTATCGGCAACCCTGTGCCACGTTATATCGAGGCTAAGGTGCTGCCATATTCTGCCCTGCAAAACATCATTTACCAAACGGACGGAACGGCGGCCTACATTGAACCGGACGGGCACATTATCCCCAAAGCACCGGGAATGGTCAGGGTGCATGCAATACCCACAAATAACACAATACACTACAAGACGGTAAGGCTTACAATAATTGCCCCGGCTGTACGCTTGGCAGCTCCTGACAGGCTCCGCCTCGATGCGAAAGGAAATTTACGTTTAACTTAAAACAGAACAATGGCTAATTTAATATCAAATATACGGGACTGGTTCGACCGGCCCACACGGTCGGAAATAATGACCCTGGCTCGGAAAGCTTCCAGCAGAAAAGGTTTGAAGCTGACGGCACAACTGCTCCAGCAGTCCGACTCGCTTACAAAAAAAGATATAGCGGACTGGCGCAATGCTCACCAGATGGCTATCGACTACGAAAACCCGAACCGTAGCCGGCTTTATGACATTTACGGCGATGCCGTGCTGGACGCTCACCTGTCCGGCTGTATCGGCCAACGCAAAGGAAAAACGCTGCAAAAGGACTTCCGTCTTGTAGGACAGGACGGCAAGGAAAACGCAGAAGCCACGGAACTGCTGCAACAGGAATGGTTTTCCGATTTTATGGATCTTGCCCTGGACTCACGCTTCTGGGGTCCCACTCTTATACAGCTGGGCGATATTGTTAACGATGAAAACGGCATTATGCGTTATGACGGGGTGGAACTCGTGCCCCGAAAACACGTTGTACCCGAATATGGGGTCGTGGTCAAATCACCGGGCGACGACTGGCGCGGCGGTATTTCGTATGTGGAGGGGGATTTTGCAAACTGGGTTATTCCTGTGGGTAAGGGTCGCGACCTCGGTTTATTGCTGAAATGCTGCCCGTCCTGCATCAGCAAAAAAAATATGCTGGCGTTTTGGGATATGTTCGGCGAAATTTTCGGTTTACCTATGCGTGTGGCTCACACTTCCAGTCCTGACGAAGAGGAACGCAGAAGGGTGGAAAATGCGCTCGAAACCATGGGTACGGCTTTCTGGGGTCTGTTCCCGGAAGGCACCGACATTGAAATTAAAGAGACAAGCAGAGGCGATGCTTACAACGTATATGACAAACGTGTGGATCGCTGCAACTCGGAACTATCAAAGGCCATTTTGATGCAAACCATGACCATTGATTCGGGTTCGTCCCTGTCTCAGTCGGAGGTGCATCTTGAAATTTTTGAGCGTGTCACCGAAAGCGACGCGGCCATGGTGGCCAACGTGGTTAACGGGCGACTGTTGCCGCTCATGGTGCGCCACGGCTTCCCGGTCCAGGGGTTGCGTTTCCAATGGAACAACGCGGCCAGTTACACGCCTGCCGAACAGCGCGAAATTGAACGCCTGCTCCTGGAGTATTACGAAATTCCACCGGAATATTTCACGGATAAATACGGCGTGCAGATTTCTGGGGCACGCGAAGCGAAAACACAGCCGGACCGTTTTTTCGACTAAGCCCCGCCCCTGATGCCGGGCTGCGGGGCTCTTATCTTGCGTTTAACCGCGCTTTGGGCGACTTGTATAGCGGAGACCTCCTGCAACTTGCGGAAGGCGACAAACGCCCAGAATTTGACGATACGGCATTTTTTGACGCTGCCGACATGGTTTATCATGCCGGTGGATTCGATAATGCCCAAATGAATACCCCCGAAGCTCGCCGGCTTATCGGTGAAACATTAAAACAGTTGGTAACGGGTATCAGTTCAGGGCTTCCGCATGAAGTTCCGGAAACGGTCAGATATGCACTCGAAAACAACGCCTTTATTTTCTCCGGCTTCAAGGCGTTTCACTCTCTCCGCGAAGTGGGGCTCTCCCTGCTCGATGAGAAAGGAAACATAAAGTCCTTTGAAGCGTTCCACCAGGATGCGGTAAAGGTTAACAACAGGTATAATCATAACTACCTGTACGCGGAATATAACCACGCGGTCGGCGCTTCCCTCATGGCTGCACGCTGGCACCGATTTGAAGCTTACGGCGACAAATACGACCTACAGTACAGAACGGCCGAAGATGACCGCGTGCGTGAGGATCACGCCATTCTGAACGGTACGACCCTGCCGCCGTCCGACCCGTTTTGGGGCAAATACCTGCCGCCGAATGGGTGGAACTGTCGCTGTACCGCCGTACAGGTCAGAAAAGGGAAATACCCGCTTTCTGACCCTGAATTATCCATGAAACGGGGTGATAATTGCACCGAAACGGCAAAACAGCAGATTTTCCGCTTTAATCCGGGTAAGGAACTGGCTCTGTTTCCACCGAAGCACCCATATTACAAAGGACCTAAAGCGGAAGCACTCAAACAAGCGATTGACGGCTATACACCTGCGGAATGGACCCCTAAAACAATAGCGGAAGCAGAGCAGTTTTTCCGTGATAAATTGGGCGTTAACTGCTCACTGAGAGGCTTCACGTCAAAACAAATGGCGCAAATTGAGGCTATATTCCGAAGTGCAGAAAAGCATTTCCAGTGTTACCCTGAATTAAAAGAAACAACACAGTATGTCGGCACCATTCAGGGGCGTGTTGAGTTGCTTGTAGAAAGGAAGTTCAAAGAACTAAAAGAAGACCCCAGATATGAAAGCCTTGAGGATGACTATCTCATGGAATACGCCAAAAAATTTATTAAAAGTTATAAAGTCGGTCCCTCTAAAAATGTATATGCCTATTCACATGGGGCTTTCAGTGAATGGGGGCTTGCCGGCATTGCTTTTAATACCATGTGGAAAGGTGAAAAAATAGACGACTCTTTGGCTTCTGATGTAAAAAGCAAATGGCACCCACCTGGAACAGGCACTTTAAAGGCTGTTTTCGACCATGAACTCGGGCACGAAATAGACCGATTGCTTGGCCTGCGAACTCATGCTGATTTTCTGAAAATGTATAATGAAGAAAGAGCAAAAGGCAAAGAGCATATTGTGGAAAACCTGTCCACATACGGGCATAAAAATGCAGCTGAATTTATAGCAGAGGCGTGGTCTGAATATCTCAATAACGAAAAACCGCGACCTATTGCGGTTGCGGTTGGTACTTTAATAAGGAAATTATATGCAAAAAAGCATCAAGCCTCTGGGGCTTCGTCTGAATCAACATAAACACGCATTGTATCACGTGGTCTTGCTGGTTCAAAGACATAATCACCTTTTTGCCCCTCAAATATATGGTTGTGGCTCTCTGCACCGTCTTGCACAATCTCAATCGGGATAATGTCAAACGCTGCACAGGTCAAACCTTTTATGAAGTGCTTGCAGTGCTCGCACATATAAGGGCATTCCTCTATTTTATCTATAATTTTTGCCATGCCACAAAATTATAAATTTTATTTTGAAAATCAATCATTAAAAACAAAGTAAATGCTCAGTGCCAACGAATTAAAAAACGACATTCTTAACGACATGCGCGTGGAGCTCTCCGATGAGTTTGACCGCAACTTTGAGCGGAAGGCTTTTTTTACAGAGAAATGGAAGCCACGAGCACACGATTACCCCAGGGGTTC